GGTGGATTCTGATAGGCTGCCAATACTCTCCCCTGCATCCTCCGCCGCCCTTGTAAGCTCATCGGCACCATCAGCAGCACTTTCAAATCCCTCGGAAAAATCAACAGCGGAGCTTTGCTCCAGCTCTTCCATTGCCTGTCCAACGGAATCTCCGAGAGAATCCATGCTGCTTGCTGCCCTATCCATTGCATTTCCAAGACTGCTGGCAAATTGCTCAGGTGAATTGCTGCTGAATGCCCGGTCAATCTGTTGCCCCACCTGCTGTAATTGTGTCGCAGATGTTCGTGCCGCAGAGGAAACACGGGAAAGTTTTGAACTCACATCATCTTGCAATGTAAGCCTAACAGAAACATCACTCATGCCATACCTCCACTATGTGGTCTTTATGTAGACCTTTGCCAATCTGTCGGAGGATTCAATAGGATAATCGTTTGCAAGCCTTTCTGATGCGATATAGGCCAGTTGCACATTTCTTGGCATTTCGGCAAATTCTTCCATGCGCAACCCTCTCTTTTGCCAGAGGATATGAGCATACTGCCAGTCTGTGCCATCTGGTGTCTGTACCGCACCAGACATTAGTTTTTTATTTTTTTAACAGTCTCTTCCTCGTCCTGTTTCGCCGCAAGACCGCACGCTTCCATAACGCACTTATTCGCATAGCGGAAATCATCTCTATCTGCAAAAAGAGTTTCCGGCATATCCAGACGGTCATTCACCTTATAAAACTCCATAAGTTCAGGATCATCAAGTTTCGGCTGAACAAATGCGTCAACCATGATATGCAGGCCTGCTCTCTCAGCGTCATAATCCTTGCGAACAACAACCTGTCCATTTTCAACAACCGGTCTGTTGCCATTCTTTTTGTCTCTGAAAACTTCTGTGGTTTTATACAGGTTTCGGATCTCTTTGATTTCTTTCATAGAGAGCTGTTTAATGATGAAAGGCACCGGATTCCCTTTGTTGTCTGTGAATGTAGCCACGCCCGGGAACTCCACAGTTCCTCTCTCTTTTAACTCTGCTTTCATA